GCGCGGTCTTTGGGCGCGCCCCTCCAGGTCCACCACCTCATTCCCTTCCGCGTCAAACCGGTCAACGAGGCCCAATGGCTGACGACGCTGTGCCCTCGCTGCCACGCGCAGATGGAGCGGGTGACCGATCGTCTGCTCTATAACGATCTGCACGAGTACCGGACGATGGAGGTCCGTCTTGTGGAGGTGGAAAGCTTCCAGCCGAAGAGAGCCCTACGCGTCTACAACCTGGAGGTCGAGGAGGACGAGAGCTACATCGCCCGGGGGTTCGTGGCCCATAACTGCCGCTGCACGTGGATCGTAGGGGAATCGTGAGCAGCGCGGGATGGCGAGGCGGCGCTTATGATTTCGGCTGGAAGCCGATCGACTTGCGCGGCGGGTCGGGCGGTTCCATCAGCTCTCGGATGGCATCGAATACCACTCGGAATTTCGCATCGTACTTACTTTCCAGCGCGTCCAGTCGACGCGCCAGGTCTTTGTGGGAGGCCAGCATTTCTCGGAGCTTGACGAAGGCCCTCATGATGGCGATGTTGGCCTGTACCGCTCGCGTGCTGCGAAGCACGCTGGAGAGCATCGAGACACCCTCCTGGGTAAACGCATACGGTAGAAACCCGCCGAGGCTGCGTTTGGAAGGTATCACATTCTGTGATACCAAGAGATCGGCTTCTTTCTTGGAAAGCTGGAACATAAAATCGGATGGAAAACGTTCACGATTTCGCTTGATCTGTTGCCTTAAGGCAATGGCTTTAACGCCGTACAAGACCGCTAAATCCCGGTCCAGCATGACCCTATGACCACGCAGGAGATAGATACGCTGCTCAACTCCATCCGGAAGAACTAAGGATTTCATAGTCGAAAGGCAGTATAGCAAAAGCATCTTCGACAGGTAAAAACATGGAAACTCTGATAAAACTCGACCTCGCCGACTTCGGCAACATCTTCCGCAGGTCCCCGGCTGACCTCGACGACCAGGAACTGCTCGCCCTGGACTTCATCCTGCACCGCGCCTGGCAGGTCAAGCGCGAAGGCGGGCTCGTTAACCTGGGCGACAAGTCCTACAGCTTCGAGGAGTTGATCGCGCGCCACGCCCTGGCCAAGAAGGAGATGTCCGAACGAGCGTTCCGCCATCCCGTCAGCGATGAGCTGGACGCGAAGACCGCGCCGCTGCTGAGCCGGGGAGAGGACGAGACAGAAAAGGGTGTCCGGCAGGCCTTCGGCTCCTATGCGGGAAAGAAGGGCCTCGCGGGCCGCATCTGCTCGCACATCCCCTATCACCGGACCTACGTCGAGCCCTTCGCCGGCGGCGGGGCCGTGTTCTGGCGTAAAGACCCCTCGCCCAGGGAAGTCCTCAACGACCGGGACGCGGAGATCCCGTTCATGTACCGCTTCATCCGCGACCACACGGCCGAGGACCGCCGCGCTCTGGCCCAGCGCGACTGGATCATCCGCAAGTCTACGCACGAGCGGCTCAAGAAACTGGAGCCGACGACGGACAGGGACCGCTTCTACAAGTCCTTCTATCTCACCCGCTCGTCTTATGGCAAGCAGCGCGGCGGCTCGTTTAACCCGGCCAACGAGGGCGTGCGCATCGACTTCGAGCGCAACATCACGGGCGCACAGGCCCGGCTCAAGAACGTCGCCGTCCATAACAAAGACTACCTGGCGATCCTCAAGAAGTACGACGGGCCCGAGACGTTCTTCTACATGGACCCGCCCTATCCGGGCACCTACAACCTCCACGACTTCGGCTTCAAGGAAGAGCAGTTTCTCAGGGCGATCAAGGGCCTTAAGGCGAAGTGGATCGTCTCCTACACCGCGGAGCGCGCCAAGGTCTTCAAAGGCTATCACGTCTACCGGGTCAAGCGCCGCAACCAGATGCGGGGTCCTGGCGGCAACCAGGAGTGGATTACCGAGCTCATGGTCTCGAACTTCCCGCTTGAGTCGCTTCATCTCTACATCGAGAAGCAGTTGACGGCCACGCCCGAGGGAGACGAGGCGACGGCCTCCGACCTGCCCTTCCTCGATGATATCGACGACCTAGAGAAAATCAACTCGCCGTTTGTGAGCCCGGGCGGCAAGCGCATGATGGCCCGCAAGATCATCGAGCTTCTGCCAGAGCATAAGGCCTACGTCGAGCCCTTCGCCGGGGCCGGGCATGTCCTCTTCCACAAGGCGCCCTCGGAGGTCGAGGCGCTAAACGACGTGAACGCGGACCTCATCTTCGCCTACCGCTTCGTCAAGCGCATGACGGACGCGGACCTGGCGTGGCTTAAAAGCCAGAGCTGGGTGATCTCGGAGAAGCGGGCGCGAGATCTCTTCGAGCTCAAGCCCCGAACGCCGCGCGAGCGCTTCTACCGCTTCGCCTTTCTCAACAAGGCCCACTACTGGGGCCGAACCTATGTCCGGGAGGGGCTGCGCCGCTCGCCGACCTCGCCGCATCGCGTGGGCGCGACGATCGGCGGGCTCGACGCGCTGCCGAAGGTCCGCGAGCGGCTCGCAAAGGTACGCATGCACAACGAGGACTGGAAGCAGGTCGTCGCGCGCTACGACGCGCCCGACACGCTATTTTTCATCGACCCGCCCTACCCGAGCCACTGGCCGAAAGAGAAGGGACCTCTGGCTGGCAAGTGGTTCGACGACGCGGAACTCGTCCGGGTGCTGAAGGGGCTCAAGGGGCGGTTCATCCTGAGCTACGAGTTGGAGAAGGCCGCGGCCTTCAAGGACTTCCGGAGGACCCGCATCAAGACGGTCCATACGGGGACGCACCAGCTTGGGAATCGGAGGAAGTATGAGTTGCTGGTCTCGAATTTTTCTTTAAAATGAAGCGGCGCTTCCTTGGACAAAGTATCGGCATACAATCGAGACAACGCCTCTTTCCTCCTCTGGTGTCCGTCGGTTCTACCCGTTGTTAGACCGAGCCGTTGATGTTTATTCCGACTTTGATCTTGGGATTGCTGGAAACTTGGCCCATTGATGCTCATGATTCTTTAGATCGCCCCAGTTCAGACCCGTGGATCCGGGACGCGAACGATATGCGTCTTGCGCCTCCTTATGTGTCAGGATAAAAAACCTCAAATGACCTTCACTATCGGGTGGCGGCACGTGGACTACCACAAGAAAAAGGTCGTTTTGAGCCTCGCCTGCGAAGAATATGTCCTGGACTCGGAGTCCGGCCGCGTAGGTGATGCCTTTGACCTCGACCTTGAAGGCCATCCCATCCGGGACTGAACACAATAAATCGACTTTCGAAGTGTTCGACATTGTGAGGCAAACGTTAAAGCCCCGTCGAGACAGCTCCGAAGCCGTGCCATATGTGGCAGCCATTGATATGAGATTCCTTTGATGAGTCTTACTCATCTCTGTCACCAGACTGGCTTATCACATTGCGAGCATTTCGAACTCCCAGAGCCACAAGACGAGCAGAGCTGCGCCGCCACTGACGCGAATGGACGGCCACACTTCACGCATTCGGAGGCTTTGTTTCCGAAACCGCACGAGTCACATAGCTTCGCGGGTGATTGACATCATATTTTCGTTGCCAGAAATTACTTCTGATCGGTGGAAAAGATCGCGATTAGATTTTTAATCACTCGCTCAATTTGAACATCATCGAACACTATTTCTTGTTGCTTTCTCGCGATTTCTGGCTCGAAATCAAACCCGTTAAATCCACTTGCTGCCAGCATGGTGAAACCCGGCAACTCAATTTTCTCATTGTACTGAGTGGTCAAAGTCTGATTGTCCACAAATTCTCCAAAAATTTCAAAAAAGCGTCTTGACGGCAACTCCTTGCTTGATATGAAGTATGCCATCGTCACATGACCACCGGGATGCCTCCCTTGGAGCGCAGCGCTCAGCCCGGTAGCATCGTCTGTAAAAAACTTCGCAGTGAATCTGTATTTTCCAGCCTCCCAATGCGGGTGAAGCACACGTACCCCGTATCCTATGGGGGTCTGCTTGATATTTGTCCTTGCAAAAAGTCCCCGATACCTTTTGGGCTTACTAAAGTATCGATATAATTCAAGTGGGCCTAATGCGGGAGATATCCCCACTCCATCACTCCCAAGCTTTTTGACATTATAGATGTGCAACAACCACGTTAGCTTATCGAGCTTATCAACACCCTTTGCTTTGCGATAGTCGAGTATGTAGTCCCCTACTTGAGATAGTGAGACCTCCCCTGCCTTTGTTGTGTTCTTTCGTGTCTGCCCGATCTTCCGGGATACCAAATCAACATGGCGTTGGGCGTCAGCATCTCCCTGTTCAGCCGCTTTGCGGAACCACTTCAATGCTTCATTCAAATCCGTTTTTACGCCCTTCCCATCGTAATAGCACGCCGCTAGATTGAACTGCGCTTCAGGCAAGCCCTGCGTTGCCGCCTTTAAATACCAATTGAATGCGTCAGAGTAACTCTGCGGTACCCCTTGCCCTTTCTCAAATTGGACACCCATATTAAATTGCGCCAGGGCAACTCCTTGTTCGGCTGGCTTGCGCCATAGCTGTATTGCCTTCTCGAAATCTCGTGGCACCCCATTGCCCCTTGCATACATCCTTCCAAGATTTACCTGGGAATAGCTGTCGCCTTGGTCAGCCGCCTTTCGATACCAGTCGGCGGCTTCGCCGTAGTTCTGCGGGACGCCCCGAGCCGTCTCGTACATTAGTCCGAGGTTAAATTGTGCCTTGACATTTCCTTGCTTGGCCGACTTGCGGAACCACCACATTGCTTTACCATAATCCTTAGAAACTCCTTCCCCATCAAAATACATATTCCCAAGTCTTTTTTGCGCCTCGGCATTCCCGTTCTCCGCCGCGACCAGGAATAATTCCCGCGCTCTCACATAATCCTTCGCACTATACGCTGCCGAGGCTTTGTCCAAATCTGCAGCCCGAGACAATTGCACACCAAACAAAATGACAGCAAGCAGGACTTTCATGAGATTCTTTCCGCCTGGGATGTCTTCAGATTGCAGCCCATACGCTTTTGTTCAATAAATCGTTTCATCTCAGCCCTTTGTGCGATTATACAAATCGTTGCCAACCCCCGCTGTTACCGCCACCCTCCTGTGCAGACCTGGCGAGCGCGTGTGGCGTGAGGCCCTGCCTGAAATCTCGATTGTCAACAAGTTAACCTGTGCATGGACTCCCGCGCCGCCATCCACTAAACTTGAATGGATGACGAACGAAGCGCGCGACAAAGCCCTGGACGAAGCCCTCTGGAAATTTCACCAGCGGAACAAGCATGACCGCTTCTTCGGCACCGCCGAACTGCACTACCAGGGCGGCCAGATCGTGCGCATCAAGAAACAGGAGACGCTTACGCCACAGGACCTTCTGCGAATAACGGACCGATAGTCTAAGCGCCGTCGAGCGGAATCGAAGCGCTGTCAGAGCACGGGATAACTCCCGGCCGACAGCGCTTTTTGTTTTGGAGAACATGGAAACGCAAACAGCCGTCTTAAAACGAGAAGTCCCCTTCACCTTCCCGCTTGAAATCTACAAGCAGGGCGACGAGGCGGGCGAGTTCCACATCGTCGGCTATGCGGCCACGGTCGACTTCGACCGCCAGGGCGACATCCTCACCGGTGAGGCGCTCAAGGCCGCGGCCGCCGACCTCCTCAAGAACTCCACGGTTCTTCTCAACCACGATCTCAAGCACCCGATCGGCCGCGTCACGAGCGTCAAGTTCGACAAACGCGGAATCTTGATCGACGCGCTGATCTCGTCCACCGAGCCCGAGGTGATCCAGAAGATCAAAGAAGGCGTGCTCAATAAGTTTTCGATCCGCGGCCAGGTCTTGGAGCGCGAGCGCAAGTGGCTCAAGGAAGAAGAACGCGTGGTCAATGTCATTAAGCGCGTGACGCTCTCCGAGGTGTCGATCGTTTCCGTTCCGGCGAACCCCGAGGCCAAGGCCGTAGGCTGGTACATCTCCAAGGCGCTCATGGCCGACAACCCAGATCCCGAAGGAGGCACAGATATGGACGACAAAGACAAACCCGCAGACGGGGCGGCACCTCCCCAAAGCGCGGACGCTCCGGCGGCCGCGGCAGAGCCCGACAAGGGCAAGGACACCACGCCCAGCACCGGCCAACCGGCCGCCGCCCCGGAAGCAGCGCAAGCTCCGGCGGCAGAGCCCGCGCCGGCGGCTACCCCGCAACCCGCACCCCCCGCCGAGGCCCCGCCCGCGGCGGCTCCCGAAGAATCCCCGGACGGCATCGAGAAGGCTCTGCACCAGGTGCTGGCGCAGCAACTCGCGCCGGCATTCGGACTCTTGGACCGGCTGATCGCCATGCCAAACGAGGAAGTGAAGCTCAAGGCCCGGGAGATCAAGGCAATGCTCATGCGCCTCCTTGGCGAGGACGGACCTCTCGCGTCGGGCGCGGGCAACGGCACCATGGCTTCCAAGGAGGATGTGGGAGCCCTGGTCCAGCAAGAAGTCGAGAAGCAGCTCAAGAAGGCCATGGACGCGGTCCCGACGCTGCGAAAGGGGCTCGCCCCGATCGGCCGCCCCGCGGACGGAGGCGGCGATGATGAAGTCATCAAGGCGTTCGAGAAGCTGGAACCCAGCGCGAAGCTGCGGACCCTGCTCACCATCGAGCACGGCCGCCGCGACGCCTAGGACGCAAGGAGGAATGAAAACATGAACGATCTGGAAGAACTCAAAAAGGCCCTCAACGTCGCGGGAGTAGGAGCGATCCTCCAGCAACCGCAGATCGACCGGGTGCTGGCGGAGATCATCGAGCGCAACAACCCGCTGCGGCAGAACCTGCCCCGCCGGCCCGGGTCGGGCTCGGCCTACATCCACAACGCCCGCACCGCGCGAGGATCGGCGGCCTTCGTCGACGACACCGACGAGCCGACCGAGCAGGAAGGGACCTACGTCCAGAAGTCCTTCACCTACAAGACCATCCTCCAGCGCGGGAAGGTCACGCGGCGGCTTCAGAAGCAGGGCAAGACCCTGCTCGACATCGAGGCCGAGGAGATCGAGTCGGCTCTCCAGTCGGTGCGCGACAAGGAAGAGCAGGCCCTGATCGTGGGCGACGGCTCGACCAACCCCAAGGAGTTCAGCGGCCTGCGCAAGCTCATCCCCGCCGGGCAGCAGATCTCGGCCGGGGCCAACGGCGGGCCGCTGACGCTCAAGCTCCTCGATGAGGCCATCGACAAGGTGATCGGCAATCCAAACATGCTGCTCATGACCAAGGCGATGCACCGCAAGCTCAACTCGCTCTTGCAGGCGCAGCAGCGCTTCACCGAGACCGTCGAGGTCAAGGGCGGCTTCCGCCTGCAGGCCTACCAGGGCATCCCGATCTTCCGGACGATCTGGCAGCCCGCCAACGAGGTGCAGGGCACGGCGAACGACACGCAGTCGCTCTACATCTTCGAGAGCGGCCCCGAGGTGTTCATCAGCGTGCTCACCGAGCTAACGATGGAGCGCCTGGCGAAGAAGTCCTCGCAGGGCAACGAGTTCGACGTGTTCGAGGACGAGACTCTCGTCATCAAAAACGAGCTCAAGGCGGCCCGGCTCAAGGGACTGAACCTCGTCTAATGGCTGAGGGATTAAAGCTCAGAAAGCTGTGCCCGCCGTTCGGCACGCCCGAGTCTCCCATCTGGGAGTTCGGCTACGACGAACAGGTCCGCGTGGTCGGGGGGCTTTGCATTGTGAAGTCCCCCGCCATGCGTGACCGGCTCGTGAAGATGGGCTACGAGCTCGCGACAGAGGATGAGGCTCCTCCAGCGGGCGGCGAGGCGGAGGAAAACGACGCGAGTCCGGCGACCGATGAGGTTTCGCCCGCGCCCGCAAACCCTAACCCAGTGGATGGGTCCTCCGACCCCGCCGCCGCGCCGGAGGAGCAGCCTCCGGGAAGTCCGTCGGGAGGCGCATAGGGAGGTAGGCGGCGATGGCCAGGTTTCCTCTGCCGAACCCGCCCAACTTCCGGGTCTCGGAATCGAGTCTCGGTCAAGTCAAGCTCGACTGGGCGGATTACCCGGCCGAGGTGAAAGACGGACACCGGTTGACGGGCTTTCGGCTGTACCGTTCGGGGGCGAAGGATGAGATCGGCGTGCGCCTTGCCGATGAGAAAGTCTTGGGGCCGACGGTGTTCCAGTACATCGACACCACGCCGGGGGCCGGGGCCTCGCAGCACTACACCCTCGTCGCGGTCGAGGAATGGGGTTTTGGGACCGCGCCGTTCGGCAAGACCCCGTTCGGCGAGCGGGACGCGACGGGATTTGATGCGACGCCGTTCAGTCGCCGGCCGCATGGCTCGCCGCGGCGCGGCTGGGGCGAGGCGGCGATAGGCCTCGACGCCTTCGGCAGATAGGAGATTTTGATGGCCAGAACGAACACAAGCAAGAACAAGCTGCCAAAGCACGACACCGGCGATCTCAACTGGGGCGGGGACTACAACGAGGGCCTGGATGTCCTCGATGAGCACGCCCAGCGCGAGACGCTGCGCCCGCCCCGGACGCTCATCGCCGTCCTGGGCTCCGGCGCGGTCGGGGCCGAGCTGGCCGGCAGCACCACCTATTTTTACAAGGTCACCGCTATCAACGCGGTGGGCGAGAGCACCGAGGGGAAGATCCCCACCGTTGTCGAGGCCGCCGCTACCCAGGGGGCGACGCCTGTTCCCGTCATCATCGAGTGGGAGGCGGTCGAGGGCGCGAGCGGCTACCGCGTCTATAAAGGAACCGCGAGCGGGGCCGAAGAGTTCTTGCTCGAAAAGACCGGCGGCGCGACGATCACCCACACCGATGACGGCAACACCGCGGTCGCGATCGGGCAGAATGTCCCCGCCGCCAATACGGCCCGCACCTCGGTGACAGGTCTGCGCGCGACCGGAGAGGCCGCGCCCCTTCGGGGCGATGTGAAGTTCAAGCCCGGCGCGAATGTCACCTTGACCCAGCTTCCCGGTACCAATGAGCTTGAGATCGCGGCCGCGGGAGGAGGAGGTGCGTGGGTCAAGGTGGCAGACATTGTCCCCTCAGACAGCAACAGCTTTCCGCTCCTTTCCGGGCTCAACCTCACCACCGACAGGGTGTGGCGCATCACCCTCCAGTGGATTAATCCCACTCTGAACGATACCCAGATCAAGCTCATCCTCAATGGAGCGGGATCAAACGAATACGGTTGGCAGGAACTTAAGGTCGACGGCACCGCCATCACCGCCCAGCGCGCCATCGGCTCCGGCGTGGGCGTCATCGGCTTCTGCAAGGGCGGGGGCGGCTCCGGAAATTTCGACATCATCCTCCAGCCCGCCGGCGTCGCGGGTTCCGATGTGTACGGCGGCTGCATGGCGCACAGCCGGGGGCAAACCGCAACGCGTGGATTTCCGCAGCCACCCATCATGTACCAACACAGCCTGCTGTTTGAGTTGATCGCAGACATCACCAGCATCCAGATTGCCGCCGTCACGGCCGGCACGTTGGGAGCGAACAGTCGGTTGCAGTTGTTGAGATTGGCATAGAAAGGAGGACGTAAACCATGGCCACAATCGAATCACAACTTTCAGAGCAGGTCGTAGGCTCCCTCGCGGCGGACATCCTCGCACCCCTGCCGCCGATCCTCGGCCTCATCCAGGCGACCTCCATCGTCGATGGGCCGACCCCCAAGGGCAAGACGCGCATCACCCTCAACTGGGCCGCGCCGACCAAGAACGAGGTGATCGGTGGCGAGCTGTTCAAGAACCCCGACGATACCGCCGATGTGGCCGAGGGCGTGGACGGGGCCTCCCATGAGGCGCAGTTTGATCCCATCGAGGCGGGCAGCTTCACGGTCCTGGAGCGAACCGGCACCGGCCCGGGTTCCACCACGCTGGGGGCTAGTACCGGCCATGGCCAGCGAAAGATCAACCTCGCGACGCCGATCCCAGCTGAGATCGTCGCCGGGGCCTGGCTCGTCATCGATGATACCGTCGCCGGTAAGGAAGAGTACGCGCAGATCAAGTCCATCAATACTGGGACCGGCGAGACCATCCTCGAGAACGGATTGTTCTTCGACCACGCGGCGGGCGCCTCGGTCAAACAGGCGGTCGTGACCACGAAGGTCTCGGGAACCGACTACAACCTCGACCTGCCCACCGGCGTCCTGACCGAGATCGGCACGCAGTTCACCGCGGGCAGCAAGATCGTCATCAAGTACCAGACCACGCTCCAGGACCTCGACCATTACGAGCTCTACCGCGTGCCGGGCAACGCGCCGGTCGCCAACCCGACTAAGGCCGATGTCCTGGCCTTCGCCGGGGTCCAGACCGTCGATGCGGCGATCCTGGGAACGGCGACCTCCAAGCAGGACCAGGCGCTCGCCGACGCCGACAACGGCAAGGACTTCACCTATTACCTCTTCGCGGTGGATTCGAGCGGCAACGTCTCGAACCTCACCAGCGAGGTCATGACCGCCAACCTGCACCTGGTGTTTGTGGAGACCGTCACCACGGTCCCGCAGGCGCTGAGCACGCAGGTGTCGACCGACAAGGTCGTGGTGTCCTGGGCCGCGGCGATCGATCCGAACGCGAACGGCTACAACATCTACCGCTCGGACGGCTCCAGCTTCGATCCCAACACCGCGGTCAAGGCCAACTCGACGCTCATCGCCAAGGGGTCTGGGACTGTGAGCTTTGACGACTCGGCAGACAACGTCTCCAACCGCGTCGGGGCGGGAACCCTGCCCTTTCCGGCTGACGGACAGACCTTCTCCTACAAGGTCGAGACGGAGGATACCGTCACGGCCTGGAGCGACGGGACCTCCAACCAGCCGCCGCCCGTGGACGTGAGCGCCGCCAAGACCGCCGGCGTCGGCGACGGCACGGGAGGCCGTTGATAGGTGAGCGCCCATGGGTTCCGACGAAAACGATGAGCGGCCCGAAACCCCCGAGGCGGGGGTGCCCGTGGTCGTACAGGTCGAGAGCGGCGGGTACCCCCACGCCAAGGTATTCGCCTGGCCCAACCGGCCGAGGTCGAAGGCGCAGGTAAAGCGGGACCGCTTCGTCCACAACCTGCGGGGCCAGTACCGCCAGCTCAAGGAGGCGCTTGCCGCGGCCGAGCGCTTCTTCGTGATCGCCTCCGTGGGCGAGGCGCACCTCGCGGCCATCCGCAAGGCGCACGCCGAGGCGCTGGATGACCTCTCCCGGCGCTTCCAGGCCAAGCTCAACGAGTACGACCGCCGGATCACGGGAGGCGGCTGATGGCGACGCTCCTCTCGCGCTTTAGCGGCGTCATCGCCACGCTGCCGACGGTCTACACGAATGCGTTCTTGGTCAGCAGCTATACCGGCGGCCTGGTCGAAAGCTCCGATGTTCTGCCCGAGTGGATTCAACAGGCGCGCGATGAGATCGACCGGCACACGGGAATGTGTTTTCGTGCGGCCGAGCGCACCGACCGGCTCGACGGAACCGGCCTCGACATCCTCTTCCTCACCTGCTTCCCGGTACTGGAGATCCTCGCCATCGAGATCGACGGCGTTCTCTTCGACGCTCCCGTGGCGGGTAGGCTCAAGAAGGTCAAGGCCAACCTGCGCACCGGCAGCCTGCTGCGAAAAGACGGCCGCCCCTGGCCCGAGGGCTTTGAGAACATCGAGGTCCGCTACCTTTTCGGCTTCCGCGCGACGCCGCCGGTCGTCCAGAAGCTGGCGACCTTGCTCGTGGCCAAGACCGCGCTCCAGGCCAAGCATGGCCCCACGGTCGATAACGAGCGGATCGGGAATTTCTCGGTGAGCCGGTCCTTTAAGCGCATCGACGACGAACTCGACCGGGCGTGGAGCGCCCTGGGCTTTAGGAGGGACATCGGCTTCGTATGATTCCCGAGCGCCTTCTGCCCGACCGCATCACGCTGCGCAAGCCCGTCCACAGCAATGTGGGCTCGGGCACCAAGCGGCCCACCTTCCGGCATGACCAGGTCGCCGCGGGCGTTCCCGCGCGCTTTGACCCGATCAGCGTGGCTCTCAACCGCCTGGTCACGGGCCAGACCCCCAAGAAGGCTTTCCGCCTCTTCTTGAACCTGCCGGGTCCGGGGACCTTCGACCTCCAGGAGAACTACCACGTCCTGCGCGAAACGAACGGCAAGCTCTTCATCGTCACCGAGGTCCTGGATATGTTCGGCCATCACCTCGAGGCGGTCGTGGAGGAAAAGCCATGATCCGGGTGACGATCAGGGGCCAGGAGGACACGCAGAAGTTCCTCACGCGCGTAAACGCCCGCCTGCGCACCGCGTTATTTAAGGGCCTGCAGGATGTGGCCATCCAGTTGTGGAGCAAGGCCAAGGTCAACGCGCCGGTGTTTCGCGGACTCTTGCGGGAGTCCATCCTCTGGAACGTCCAGGTCGAGGAAGGGCGCATCGTCGGCCGTGTGGGCTCGGCGCTCGTCTACGCGCCGGTCGTCGAGTTCGGCCGGGAGAAAGGCTGGTTCCCGAATGTCTCGGAACTCAGGACCTGGGCGCGGCGCAAGATCGGCGCAGAGACCGTCGATGTGGGCGGCAAGCGCTGGAACCTTCCCTTCATCATCGGCCGGGCGATCCAGCGACGAGGTTTTAGGAAGCAGCCCTACCTGACGCTCGCCTCGCGGGAGATCGCGCCGCGCATCAAGCAGATCATCGAGCAGCGCGTGACCCAGGCCATCCAAGCTGAGGGAGGCAAAGCCTGATGCCCGCGCCGAGGCTCCACGAGAACGTCATCGCGGATCGGATCATCGACATCATCCGGAGCAATCTGGAGGGGACGCTCGGGCTTAAGGTCGTCACGCTCGGCGCGCTGGAGCTCTACCCGGCCCTCGATCAGTTGGGCGACGCGATCCCCGCCGTGTTCGTCAAGCCCGCCCCCTCGACCGCGCTTGAGCGGATCACGACGGGACAGACGTACCGCGTCACCTACAGCTTCCGCATCGTTTTCGTCAAACCCTTCGCCGCCGACGAGGAGATCGTCAAGGCGAAGGTGGCCGACACGCAGAAGATCGCAGAGGTCCTCATCGACAACGTGGACTTAGGCGGCCTGACGATCCCCAACGGGCAGATTTTGTTCTCGACGCTTCAGTCCATCGAGTGGGAGCCGCCCGAGGACAACCTGGTCGCGACGGTCAACGCGGACGCGACGGCTACGGCCATGGTATTCACGGTCTCGACTACGAGCAGAAAATAGGAGGCAGCACATGGTATTTGCAACCGAGCAGAAGTCGTTCGGCTTCAAAAAAGAGGGCAGCCGCGGCGTGGCCGAAGCCGCGCCGGATAAGTTCCTGGCGGTCGGGGCCGACGCCAATATCGACTACACCCAGACGCCGATCCCTGATGAGAAGGTCCGGGGCAGCAAGGCGCGCTTCCCCTCAGCCCCCGGTCCCAAGGCCGCGGCGGGGACTATCCCCGACATCGACGTGGAAGCGGGAACGATCGGGGATCTCTTGCTCGGCTGCCTGGGCGGCGTGGCCACGACCCAGCCGGATGCCGGCGGCGCGCCCAGCGTGTTCCAGCATGTCTTCACGCGCTCGGATTCGGTGCAGCTTCCGTCCTACACGATGTTCCTCGCGCGAGGGCTTCACACCAAGAAGTACCCGCTCGGGACCTTCAAGAAGCTCTCCTTCGCCGGGGCCGTGGACGGCAAGGCGACGGTCTCGGCCGACGTCGTCGCCAAGAAGGAGGAGGACGCGGCCGGTTTCACGCCGAGCTTCGGCGCGCCCAAGCCGCTCATGTTCTTCAAGACGGACTTCCGGATCGATGGGATCAGCGACTTAAACGTCCGCTCCTGGAGCCTCGACATCGACAACAACGTCGAGGGCTTAAGGACCTTGAGCCTCTCCCAGGACCCGCGGGACATCATCGCCAAGGGCAAGTTCATCATCGAAGGGGGCTTTGAGATTTACTTCGAGACGGACGCCCAGCGCCAGAAGTTCCTGGCCAACCAGGCCGCCGCGCTGGAGATCATCCTCACGGGTGAGAACATCGAGGCGGGCTTCGACAACCAGCTCAAGCTCGCGCTGCCGGGCGTGCGCTACACGGCCTTCCCCTTGGGCAACCTCGACGACCTCCTGGGCGCGGCCGTGACCTACGCGGTCGAGCAGGACCTCGGCCTGGGCAAGGACATCGAGGCGACGCTCATCAACGCGGTGGGGAGTCTGTGATGCAAAGCGAACTCGTAGACGCCAAGCAGCTGCGCGAGGAACTGCGCAAGTCCGTCCCGGTCGAGGTGCGGGGCAAGCAGTACCGGGTCCAGCCGGTCTCGCTGATGCTCTTCGTGGATGATCCCGACGAGATGTGGCGGCTCGCCCGCGAGGACGGCGAGCGATTGAAAGACCGCCTGCGCGACATCATGGGCAGCCCCTCCTACGCCCGCCTGCGCCGGGTCCTCATCACCGGGATGGTCCACCCCAAGGTGGTGCCCTCGGAGGGCATGGAGAACGACGGCAGCATCTGCGCCGACACCCTGCTCGTCGACTATGAGCTGGCGATCGAACTCTACCTGGCGATCGCCAAGCACTCTATGGCGTAGGAGAGTGATGTGGCGGGAATCGAGATACTCTTCGGGGCGGTCGATGAGGCATCGCCGGTCATCCAGCGGCTTTCCAAGCAGCTGCTTGCCGCCGCCCAGAAATCCGACCGCTTCGCGGGGGTCATAGAAAAATCGACCACCAAGGTCGATGCCGCGCTATCCAAGCTCCCACCCAAGGCTAAGCAGGCCAAGGATTCCTTCACCGGGCTATCGGGCGCGGCCCAACAGCTCAAGTCCCAGTTGGTCGCCTTGGTAGGCGCGGCGGCGATTACGGCCTTCTTTAAGTCGAGCGTCACCGCGGCGGCGGAGGAAGAGAAGGCCGTCTTCCGGCTCAACAAGGTCCTCCAGCAGCATGGGGATTTCTCGGCGCGGGCGTCCCAGGACGTACAGGCCTGGGCTCGGACCCTGCAAGAGACCACCGGTACCGCCGACGACCAGGTCCTCTCGCTGTTCGCCTTGGCGCGCGGCTACGCGAACACCTCCCAGCAGGCAGTCGAGTTGACCGAGACCGCCATCGACTTCGCCGTGGCCGCCGACATCAACGTGACCGAAGCGATCCGTCGGCTTGGTCGCGCCATACAGGGCTCGGCCGCCGATGTGGGCAACTTCGCCCCCGAGATCAAGAAGCTCACCAAGGAGCAGCTCGCCGCCGGCGAGGCGACCCGGCTCTTGGGCGAGAAGTTCAAGGGAACGGCCGCCGAGCTTCAGCGGACGTTCTCAGGCGAGTTGGTCCGGGGCCTAAACGACCTCGACGATTTCAAGCAGGAGATCGGCGAGGGCCTGATCCCCGCCCTGCGCCCGCTCGTCTCGGTCGCGCGCTTTACCTTCCAGCAATTCCGGCTCCTGGGGACCGGCCTCGCCGCCGTCGCCGCCGAGATGGTCGCCGTGTTCGAGCTTCGGTTTGGGACGCTTAAGGACATCTTCAAGGGGACCTTCGAGGCGATCAGGAGCATCGTCACCGGCAACATGCAGGGGGCCAAGGACGCCGCCAACCGCGCCGCCGGCAGCATCGCCGAGCGCACGCGCGAGTTCACCGACAAGTCCAAGACCATCTGGAGCGAGTTCTCAGACGACGTCACGAAGATTCTCGACAAGGGCGGCAAGGACCAGGTCCAAGCCATCCGATTCGCGGGCGACCAGCAGGTCAAGATTACGCGCGACATCACCAAGGAGATCAAGGATCGAAACAAGGAACGCCTGGAGGCCACAACGTCCCTGCGCGATAGCCTCCAGTCCCTGCAACAAGAAGAGCTTGAGCTCTCGGGGCAGGCCCTGGAGGCCGCGCGCTTTAGGATTAAGACGGAGCGCGACGATCGGCTAGCCGCCTTAAACGAGATCGCCGAGAAGGCCCCCGAGCTTGAAGATAAGATCAACGCCGCCCGCCTGCTCGTGCTTCAAAACGCGGCCTTAGCCGAGCAGGAAGCGCTCGAAGAGTTCAACGTGATCGGCAAGCAGATCGAGGAAGTGGCGGTCGGGGCGGCCAATACGATCTCGGACGCCTTCGCCAAGTCGGTGGCCGACAGCATCGTCGAGAACAAGAAGCTCCAGATCGACTTCGAGCAAGTGATGAAGCAGGTGGCCCGTACCGCCATCGAGCAACTCATCAAGATCGCGATCCAGGCTGCGATCACCCGCGCCGCGGTCGGGGCCGCTTCGGGAGGCGCGGCGGATGGCGGAGGCGGTGGAATCATCGGCGCGATCTTCGGCGGCTTGCAGCACGGGGGCATCGCCACCAAGCCCGTCATAGCGGGCATCGCCGAGAAGGAACCTGAAGCCGTGATCCCCTTAAGCCGCCTGGGCTCCATCCTGCGAGGCGCGGCCGGCGGCGCGGGCGGCGTCAGCGTTACGGTCCAGCAGACCAATCACTTCACCGCCTCGGGCATGGGCGACGAAGAGGTACGCCAGATCATGCGGCGCATCTCGCTTTTTACTCGGGCCGGCGCGGCCGAGGGCGCTGAGTTGGTCAAGTCCATCCTGGCCCGCCAGGGCAAGGTGTCGGGGCTATCGGTATGATCGGCACCTCGCCCGCCTATCAGGCCGTCCAGCGCTCGCATGAGTTTAAGCCCGCGCGACAGGTGCTGCTCTTTAGAAGGCTCGGCGATGGTTCGGGCTTTGAGGCAGCACCGATCGATGTCACAGACGAAGTTCTGTTCCTGGACCGCCTCTCGGACAAGCTCGATACCGAGGACCTGGGCGAGTTCAAGACCTCGAACATCAGCATCACCGTGGACAACTCCCAGAAGTCTTGGGAGCAGGGGTCGACGCGGTTTCCCAACGGCCCCGGCGGCTTCCTGCTCTTCCGCTCCCGGATCGTCGTGAGGCTGGGACTCAAGATCGGCGGGCTACCCGAGATCTTCGACCGCTTCACCGGCCAGATCGAGGACACCGGCGAAGCCTCTAAGGACAGCTCGCGGCGGCTCGATGTCTATAGCGCCCTGGCCGCCATCGAGACCACAGACGCCGACAAGGCGGGCGTGCTGGTCCCAAACGCCCTGCTCGGCATAGGCGATAATGTCCAGTCCGAGTTCTTCACCCCCGATACGGGCGTGGGCGAGGTCATAGACCTCCGCCTCGGCGGTGAGTCGCTGCGGCCGGGTCTGCGCTGGTCCGTCGGTCAGTTGGACGATCCCAACGCCCCGGCCAAGGTCTCGTTCGAGTCGTCTCAACCCGATCTGGGCGTAGAGGTCCGCGCCGATTACCGCACATGGAAGCGCGACCAGCGACTCGAGCAGGTGGTCGCCGACCTTCTGGCCACCGTCCCGGACGTTCCGGTCGCGCAGATCGACCCCGTCGTCTTCGACCCGCCGCCCCAGCGCGAGATCGTCCATACGACCGAGGGCGATTTCTTGGAGTACATCCGCCTGCACGCGACGGTCGTACCCGAGGACCCGCCGCCGCAAAACGATGCGTCCTTGACGCTCCTGCCGTTTGAGACCACCGCCGATTTCCAGGCCACCCAGAACCAGTCGGGCGTCAACTTCCTGCGCGTCAAGGACGCCGTTCACCCGCAGTACATCATCCAGTACGAAGGCGACGACGTGCCGGACCTTGAGCACAACACGGTCGAGGGACGACCGATCCTCCCCAAGGACTGGCAAGAGTTCCTTCCCGGCGGCGATGTGCGCGTCGTAGAGGACAGCCTGCTGAAGCTGACGCATAACGGCGGGGCGGACTACTTCATCTTCGGCCAGAAGGCGGGCGCGACGCCGGACCGCTACATGTCCATCCGGATCAAGTTCGCAAGCATCAATGGCTCCTGCTTCTACGGCGGCACCAACGCGGCCGGGGCGGGAGCCGTCCTTGAGTTCGTGAACATAAACCAGGTGCGCCTGCACAGCAGCGGCAGCACCGGGAACATCACCGTGAACCTGACCGCTTTCCACGTCTTCGAGGTGGTGATCGACACGGCCGCGAACCTCGCCCGGCTCTTGATCGACGGCGTGCAAGTGGCGACCCGGACCCTCGGGGAACCTACGCCTTTCACAGGCGGCAACACGGTCCAGTTTCAGGTCAGTGGCAACGAGGTCTTGGAGCTGGACTTCATGCGCTACGCCGACGGCACCCAGCCGCCGCTGGCCTCGTTGACCTTCCAGCGCGACATGCGCCCGCACCTCTCGGGACTGACCACCTTCGGCCTCATCACGACCTTGGGACCCTTCTTCGCCGAGTTCCAGGGCGCGCCGCGAAACGCCCGCTACTTCTGGAGCCATAGCGAGGACGGCGGCTTCACGTTCACGCCCGAGGTCGAGATCCCCAACGGCGGCGACGTTGGCGACTGGACGAACACCGACCAGCCCGATGTGGTGCGCCTGCGCGTCGAGTTTCGCGGCGGCAGCGATACCCTCCCGAGCGCCCTGATCCGCCTGGCCTTCCCGAGCCTGTCGCATGTGATCGTAGACGGCGGCGACGGCCTGGGCTCTTGGGACACTTGGCAGACGGTATTCGACGCCAACGACGGCGGCGTGCAGGTCTTCACGGCGAGCCACAACCCCGCAGGCATCCCCTTCTTAAACAGCTTCCACCAGGCGCTCGGCATGGGCGACACTATCGTCTCAGACGACTTCCAGCAGACCTCGGGCTTTGGCATCCCGCGCTTCATGTCCTTCATCATCCTCATGAACACGGCAGGGGCGAACTACCCGCTCTTTCGGGAAGGCATCATCCGCCTGACGACGACCACGATCCTCATCACGCTGGCCAACCTCGGCCGCGGTCGCTCGGCACTCTCGGTCGTTGAGGAAGTAGCCCGCATCTCGGACTCTGAGATCGGCGTCAACGGCTCGGGGGCGTTCTTCTACCGCGACAAAAGCGTCTCGCCGACGCCCGAGATCACACTGGATGATGAAAACGTCCTCGAGGTACTGGACTTTAACGAGGGCTGGGACCGGGTATTCAACAGCATCAAGGCCGAGTTCGGCGACTTCCGAAAGATCGCCGACTCGGCGAGCGAGGGCGACCCCGCGCCCACCTCCGAGCGGCGCTTCGGCACGCGGAGCCTGCCCGTAGGCGGCGGCAATCTCCTGTTTCAGCGCGACGTGGACCTGGCCACGGCCATGGCCAAGCGCTACTTCCCGCGCCACAAGGAGCCCAAGCGCCGCCTGACCCTTCGGGTCCGCTGGATGCCCGAGGTGGAGCTCGGCGACCGCGCCCTCTACGATGTGGCCAAGCCGCGGAGGATCGGGCCTTCCTCGCTGGATGCTCGGGTCATCGGCGTGGCCCTAGACCCCATGGGCTTTGAGACCGAGTTGGAGCTACAGGAGATCTGATGGCGCTCAAGCAGATATTGGACACCCCGGCCGCCTTCCAGGCCAACGCCGGCAGCCAGGACCTGGACCTCACCAGCCTCCCGATCCGGCTGACCGGGACCATCCCCTTGAACTTAATCGACGACTTCGACGACGGCATCAAGGACCCCAAGTGGGTCACGGTCCCCGAGATCGCCGCGCCCTTCTTCACCTTCGCCCCCATCGTCGATCCGGTCGCCTCGGGGATGAGCGGCGCGACCCTGTTCAAGGCGCAGACCTTCACGGTGGCAGCAACCCGACAGCTCTTCGGGTTCGGCGCGATGCTCATATCGTCCAACCCCGGCGGCGCGGCCGGCGAGATCACCTGCGAGCTTCAGACCACGACCGGGCCTGTAGGCGAGGAACAGCCGAGCGGCACGGTCATCGCCGTTGCAAACAGCGTCCCCGCGAGCAGCATCTTCGGCCTCGGGTTTCCGCCCGCCCAGGTCTTCACGCGCTTCGAGTTTCCTGACAAGCCGGAACTGACCGCGGGGGTCAAGTACGCCGTGGTCCTCAAGCACGTCAACTTCGACGTATCCTCCGGGACGATCTCTTGGTACGCCGAGAAGGACGCGGGCGCGCAGTACCCGGACGGCAAGGCCTGGACCTTCGCCAACGGCATCTGGAACGACCCCGAGGATTTCAACGCCTTCTTCGATTTCTATTTCGAGCTTCTCGGCGGCGAGCCCAATCCGCGCACCGCGGTCGAGACCGGAGGCAGCCTCCAGTTCGACTATCCCGACTCGGTGGTAGGGAGCCCATCGCCGGATCAGTTTCTTGAAACCGTCTGCGACCTAGACGCCGACGGCTTCGAGCTTCAGACCCAGGTGCGCTGGGAGCCGCTCAACCCCGGCTCGCACGTCGGCCTCGACCACGGCGGCCTATTTAGCGTCGCCATCCTCAAGGGCAACGCGGCTGAGAGCATCGCCAATCTGCCGCTGTCCCAGCAGTTCTACGACGACAATCTAGTCGCGGAGATGCACCTATTCCCGGACCCCGAGGGCGGGAACCTCTCGTTTCGGCCGATCGTGGTGGATGCGGCCGGCAACAAGCTCATGTACACGCCGCCCGCGCAGGACTGGGTGGGCTTTAGCGGCCAGGGCGGCTTCTTCGACTCGCCCTTCGGCAACTCGGCGGGCGTGCCCTACACCATCAAGATCGACCCGCAAGCCGGGGGCGGTCTCCAGATGACGGTCTTCAAGAACAACGATCCGGCCCAACAGATCCTCCAGACCAGCGTCAGTCCGCCCGTGCGCGCCCCGGCCGGAGCCAAGTTCCACATCATCATCGGCCACGCCCGGCGCGTCTACGAGTCGCGCTACAAGTTCACCGAGATGCGCTTTAGCGGCGATCTCATCGAAGCGCCCTCGGGATCGGTGAGTTTTAAGCGTAGCTTCGGCTCGCCCACGAAGGTCACAGGTTTCACCATGGAACGGGTGCTTCCCGCCGCCGGCGACGCCATCAACGTCCGCCTGCGCGGCGGCGATGACGAGGCCGAGCTTCAGGCAGCGGCGTTTAGCGAACCCATCCCCACCGAGGTCGACGGCGATATCGAGACCGGCACGGTGAACCTGCCCGCCAAGAAACTGATCGAGTACCAGCTTGAGTTCATCGCGGCCAGCCCGGGGCCGCTGCTCAACTCTTTCGATATCACGACGGCCGACGAGGCGGTCGAAGGCGACAGGCCGCTGATTCTATCGCTCGACGAGGTCGGCCCCGGCCGCGTCACCATCCAGACCTCCGAGGGCGAGGCCGACACCCCCAACACCGACAAGCTCAAAGACAGCGACGCTAAAACGCAGTATGAGAGCGCCGACAGCACCGATGGCAACGAGGTCGCCGTCGAGGTGTTCTTCCAGAACCCCGAAGGCGGCGGGGCCTTCAAGAACTTCAACGCCGTCCTCCTGAGAAACACCAACCTCAAGCGCCTGCGCCTGGAACTCGGGCCGGTCGTGCTCTTCGACGGCGAGATCACATCCGACGACGAGCTTCTGACCTTCCCCACGACGCTCTTTAACGGCTTTCGGCTCGTCGGTGTCACGACCAAGACGCCCAACGAGAAGAAGAAGATCGGCGAGGTCTACGCGGGCATCGTTCAGCTCGCCCTGCTCGAGTTCGACGAGTACGAGCCGCGCCGGCGTATCCGCCTGGGCGGGAGTTACGAGAGCCTCGGCGGCAAGCTGATCTCTTTTGCGGGCGTTCACAAGTACGCAAGCCGCTGGGTTATTTCAAGGCTGAACACGCCGACCAAGGACGCGCTCGAAGCGGTCTTCGCCGAGCAGCGGCAGATCACCTTCTGGCCCGAGCCCAAGGCGCGGCCGCGGGACATCTTCGACGTGGCCTGGACGCTGGAGGAGTTGCCCTTCCCCTACTCGGAGACCGTGAAGGGGGCTGGCCACACCGTCGAGGCCGAGATGGTCGAGCTCACAGGCAGGAGTTGAACATGGAAAAAGAGATCGCAAGCCTCACGGCGCAGCTCATCCAGCAGGTCGGCTTCCCGATCGCCGTCGCCTTCTGGCTCCTGGCCCGGACCGACAAGCGCATCGAGCAGATGACCACGGTCTTGCAGGAGATCGCCAAGACCATGGCGGTCATCAAGGAGAAGATCAATGGAGATGACGAGTAGCGTCCTGGGAAGCTGCACATTAGCGGCGGTCGTCGTCTTGGTCCGGCTCGCGCAGGACCGTATGGACCGCCGCAGAGAGCGGGACCTCGAGTCGGCCAGGTGTAAATGCGAGTCCCTGGCCGCCTGCGTCAAGAAGAACGGCCGCCTCAAGCTCTGAGCGCGGCGCGGAAATCTGTCCCCGTCCGGGCCCCCGCGCCCCCCTTTAGAGGGTAGAGGCCGCAAAGCGCCGGCAGTCCATGTAACGCCGCTTATGAAATCGGGCGTTTATTTAGAGACGGTCCCAAACGGAGGAATACCATGCTGCCACTACTTCCCATGCTCGGAGTCCTGCCCAAGGCGATCAGCACGATCGCCCGCATCGTTGGCCCCGGCAAGGGCAACAAGCTCAAGGACGCCGCCGACGCCCTCTCGGAGTTCACCGGCGATGTTAAGGCCAACCGCATCCCGCCCGAACAGATGGCCGAACTCGAACAGGCCATGATGAAGCACGAGTCCGAAATGAAGCGGCTCGATGTGGAGGAGCGCAAGAACGCCCGCGAGTTGATCCGCGAGGAGGGCCGCTCCGAAGATCCCTGGGTCCGGCGCGCACGGCCGACCTTCCTCTGGCTTATGTACTTGGTCCTCTTCTGGAACTTCATCGTCCTGGGGACCTGGCAGTTCTTTAAGACCGGCGCGCCGATCAGCCAGCCGCCGATCAACTTCCCGCAGGAGCTTTACTACCTCTTCGGCACCGCCTTCGTGGGCTACACCGGCTTCCGGTCCTTGGACAAGAAGACCGGGAACTCCAGCGGGGGCGGGATGCTGAGCTCGCTCTTCAAGCGGTAGCGCGATGGCCAGAAGCTACCTCAAGGGCCCTACGCTCAAGCTCGGCGCGGTCGACGACGTCGGACACGCCAACTTCCGGCGGCTGGCAGGCACGGTCCGCGGCCGGCTCGTGGCGGACTTGCAGGAGGACCTGCACAGCCTGCGCTTCCTCCTGCCCAAGCCCGACGGGGTCTTCGGTGAGAATACGCTGCGAGCGGTGCGTGCGTTTCAGAAAGACAGCCGGCTCGGCGTGGACGGGATCGTCGGGCCCAACACCAAGCGCGTTCTGGCCACCCGCGTGGAGGGGCCCAAGACGCCGGCGGACCCGGACCGGCTCTACCTCTACTTCCGCGAGATCATCGAGGGGCTGGGCTACACCTTCGAGATCAAGCCGCTCTACCTAAACCTGCTCGGCATCCGCGGCTTCTGGCACGGCGAGGCGGTTCCGAATAAGTTCAACCTCTACAACGACACGATCTACGCGATCTGGCTCGACGAACGCCGCGAGCCCTGCGTCGAGTCCTTCGACGCGAGCTGCGATCCGGGCCTACAGCGCAAGGGCAAGGCCAACCCCAGGGGTGTGGCGCATCTCATGGAGGGGCAATACTGGTTCCAGCGTGGTCTCCACGCGAGTAAGTACCGCGCCCTGCGCCAAGCGAGGCCGGTCCGCGTGAAGCGCTATTTCGACGACGATCCCGACCTTGTTCGGCCAACGATCGATGAGGACTGGTTCGGGATCAACATCCACGCGGCAGGGACGACGGACTGGGTCAACGGGTGGTCGGCGGGGTGCCAGGTGATTCATGGCGGGATCGAGGGGGAGGCGTGGAAGCGGTTCGACCGGCTTGTCTATGAGATCGGAAATTCGGAGCAGAAAAGGATTCCCTACACACTGACCTGCAGCCAGAGTATTTAAGACGGTTGGCCCACACGATTGCTGAAAGGCTACCACCCCGTCGATGATTGCAATACGACGGCCGACCAAAATCTTTTGATTTGCCCATACCTGAGCTGGCTGTGATCCAATCTGCGGCGCTGGGCGGCGAGCGGGAAAATCCGTAGGAATAGCCATTGGATAGCCTTATCGAGCCTGCGCGTCAACCAGTCCTGCGATTGTTACTATCATATCGTTGTGGAATCATGGGATTTTGACCAAGCCATCATAATAGAGGCACGAGTCACCGACCGAGTCCTCGTTGAAGCGCCTCCCGGCACCGGGAAGACAGCCGTTGCTTGCGCACGGGTCGCCTACCTCTTGGACTCGAACGTCGAGCCCTCCCTCATCCATCTCCTGAGCTTCACCCGTACGGCCGTAGGGGAGATCAAAGACCGCATCAAGCGTCTGTCAAAGGAGAAATCTCGGGCCGTCTCCGTCAACCTGAGCACCCTAGACTCGGAGACCTGGCACATCCTGCGTGGGTTCCAGGATGTCGAAGACGCGGCATTGATGGCTGACTACGAGGCGAACATTGAAAGCCTCGTGAAGCTACTGCGTGAGCGGGAGCCCGAGATTGTCAGTTACGTCCAGAGGCTGAAACATCTGATCATCGACGAGGCTCAGGACCTTACCGGTGCCCGTGCAGCCTTGTGCATGGAATTGTTGAAGGTGATCCGTCCAGAATGCGGCTGCACGATCCTTGCAGACCCTGCGCAGGCCATCTACGGCTTCACCGGCGATGACAAGCCTGAGGACGCTCCACCCGAGAAGTCGTTCCTCCAACTCCTGGCAGAGGCGAAGGAGTTGAAGATCGAAGAGCTCCAGTTGAAGAAGCTCTACCGATCGGCGTCCCCTTCCCTGGAGAAGTTGTTCTTGGGGGCGACGCGGAAGCTGGCGCTGGAATACAAGGACGGAGGGTACGCTGAACTCGGAGCAGCCATCCGTGCATTAGCTGATGGGCATGAGACCGAGACCGATCTTGCGAAGATCCAGTTGGACGACGAGACACTGCTCCTGTTCCGGCGGCGGATCGAGGTCTGGATCGCATCTTCCTTCCTGTCGAGCGCTGGACGCGAGCATAGGATGCGGATGTCCGGGACTCCTCCGGTCCTCCACCCATGGATCGGGATCACTCTCGGTCCCTTCACTGACGAGACGATCGAGCGCTCCCAGTTCGCGGACCTTTGGGCTAGCCACATCGACATCTTGGGGAAGTTCTCCGGCCTCTCCGAGGAGTCGGCGTGGGGGCTCCTGGAACGACTGGGGCGGCGTAAGCAGGGTCCCGTCCTCATAGCGAAGGTTCGGGCTGGCTTGAGCCGTATGCGACCACCTCTGGATGCTTGCTTGTCGGAGATTGGGACGTCAGGTCCGATCGTGAGTACCATCCACGCTTCAAAGGGCCGGGAAGCCACGAACGTACTCCTGATGCTACCCAAGTTCAAGGGACCTGATGATGCCGGTGCAGCCGCTGAAGAGACCCGGGTGATCTACGTCGGCGCTACTCGTCCGAAGAGAGCGTTGCGGGTCGGCGAAGGACTAGCTGCTCGTGGGGATACCCTGCCGTCAGGGCGTGAGTACCGGACCACAGGCGGGAAGATGCAGTTGGCCTTCGGCTTCGCTGATGACCTTGATGCGGTCGCCTGCGTCAGACGGAGCCTGCACAGTGAGCCTGAGCGTGCACGCGAGTTGCAGACCTTGCTCAGTAAGAACCTATTCACCTCGACGAAGGCCAGCGCCTACCTCCAACAGGGCGACCGCTCGTTCACGTTCAGGGTCGAGGCCGTCTTCGACCGAAAGGCGCTAGACATCGGCATCCTCAACCAGGTTGTGAACAAGGACCTGATGAGCGCGGCGAAGATCATCCGCCGTATCGGTCCTCTCGGCATCGATCATCTGACGTTGTTCGGCGCGCGGACCATCGCCCTCTCAGACGAGGAGATCGGGGATTCAGGCATCCATGAGCCATACAGTACAAGTGGGTTCTTCCTTGCGCCAGTGATAAAAGGATTCTCGACGGTTCGCTTCAAGACATGGAGGCGAAATGACGACTGAGCAAGACCCGAGAGACATCTTCACCGGGCGTATCGCCGCTGACCTTGTCGGCCCTGGGGCTCCCGACGAATCCATCGAAGACATCCCGTCCGAGCGGTACCTGTCGGGAATCCTGTTCCCGCGAGCATCAGAGCACGAGGCCGAGGATGATGAGGGCTTGGAGGACAAGGCTGAGTGCGACGAACAGGGAGCGTCGCTGGAGGAGACCGCCCGCATGGCACTGGCGGGAAAGCCCTCGACGATGGGGCTCTCCTTTGCAGTCAGGGAGGACGGGGCGAAGCCTGAGATCAAGGTCCGAGTCCGTTGCGGTACGTACATTGGCGAGAGGAAGGAAGGCAGTAAGCGAGGGAAGCCAACCTGGCGTCGAACGGCTCATGATGTCGGCCTGGTCATCCCTATCCAGGTCGGTTATTCTAGCCGACCTGTCTCAGAGCCTCAGTTGCCAGGCCTCCATCTGGTGACTCAGATTTCGAAGGCGTCGGACCATACGACGTTGACCGTGGCTCTAGTCAACCAGAACAAACAAAACGCGACTAAGTTCGAGAATGAGCGGCTCTTCTTCTTCCAGGTCGAGCTTGCGATCATCGCTGCTCATGAGTGCGCTCTCGTCGCTCGTCCAAGGTTCAGAACCGTCCAAGATGAAGAAGATGAGAGCAACGCTCTGCTCTACAGGGAACATCGGGAGTTCGCTGTCGGGCATACATGCTCGGCGTCGTGGACGGCTTCTGGTGACACGGCATCGTTGATCCAGAGCACATGGCTGCCGAGGCACATCGTCAACAGCATCTCGTCCGCAGGCGATCCGGTATTCGGGTCATTAGGTGATGCCACGAGTCCCGAATGGTTGGCCGCCGCCGCTCCGGAAGCGTTAGCTGAGGCGCTCGGCAGATTGCCTGCGACATACCGGAGCTGGCTCCAGGGACAGATGGGCAGGGTTGACGGATTACCGGCATCTCTCAGGGAAGCTGCACGCAGGAACCTGGCGTCTTGCGATAGGGCGGCAAAGCGGATCGAGGAAGGCGTCGCGCTCATTGCTGGCAATGCGACGGTCAGGAAAGCCTTCCAGCTTGCCAACCATGCGATCCATCTTCAGCGGCATTGGCAGGGGGACTCACAGTTCCGTTGGCGACCGTTCCAGCTCGGCTTCCAGCTTCTCTGCGTAGCCTCGCTAGCAGACGGGAAACATGCCGACAGAAGGATGATGGACCTCCTCTGGTTTCCCACAGGTGGTGGCAAGACCGAAGCCTATCTAGCCCTCACGGCTTTCACCTTGATCATCAGGCGGCTGACCGAGAAAGATGACGACAGGGCTGCTGGCGTCTCCGTCCTGATGCGGTATACCCTCCGGCTCCTGACCATCCAACAGTTCCAGCGTGCGGCTGCCTTGATCCTGGCTTGCGAACACCTGCGCAAGCAGGACAAATCCCTCGGGAATACCCCGTTCTCGATTGGGCTCTGGGTCGGCGGAGGTGCCACACCCAATACCGATGCCGATGCTAGGAAAGATCGCAGGGCTGTGATGCAATTGAACAAGTGCCCGGCCTGCTCCACAGCATTGAAGCTCGAAGACGATCGAGTCCAGCGCGTATTGCGCCCTGCCTGTCAGAACGCGCAATGTGTGATCACTGGACTGCTCCCAATCTACACGGTGGATGAGTACATCTACAAGGTCCGCCCTTCCCTGGTCATCGGTACCCTGGACAAGTTCGCGCAGATCGTACGCAAACCGGAGACTTCTACGCTGTTCGGAAAGAAGGGCGGTGGTCGTCCGCCGGACATGATCATCCAGGACGAGCTCCATCTTATCTCAGGGCCGCTCGGGACTTTGGCCGGGCTCTACGAGGTCGCCATCGATGCCATCTGCTCCAGGGACGGATATCGCCCGAAGGTGATCGGATCGACCGCGACCATCCGTCGTGCAGCTGAGCAGATCAAGGATCTCTTCGATCGGGATGCCCATCAGTTTCCCCCGCCATGCATCGACGTCGAGAACTCATGCTTCGCCGTCGTGGATCACGGTGCACCTGGCCGTCTATACCTCGGTTTGAGCACGGCAGGACGATCTGCCCGCTTCTCCTTGCAGGCGGTCTGCGCATCATCTCTCCAGGCGGCTAACGATCCGCGCCTTCCGGAAGCGCTGAGGAACTACTACTCGACGCTTGTGGCGTACTTCAACACGCTCCGCGAACTGGGAGGAGCCCTGGTCCTCATGCAGGACGACGTCGGGGTCTCCTTGAGGTCCTACTCGGCCAGGAGGGGCGAAGCGCCTCGAAGCCTCATCCCTCCATTGGAGTTGACGAGTCGGACGCCTTCCGTCGAGATACCGACGATCCTGGAAACACTCCAGGAGCCCGGCCAGTGCGACATCCTCCTGGCTAGCAACATGATCAGTGTCGGGGTGGACATCCCACGCCTCGGACTCATGGTGGTGAATGGCCAACCGAAGGGGATCGCCGAGTACATCCAGGCGACCAGCCGCGTCGGCAGGAACTTGGTGCCTGGGATCATCCTCACCGTGTTCAACCATGCGCGGGCGCGAGATCGGTCACGCTTCGAGACCTTCAGTTCATGGCACGCCACCCTATACCGGGACGTCGAGTCCACGAGCGTGACACCGTTCGCCCCGCGGGCCCGGGATAAGGCGCTCCACGCCGTCCTGGTGGCGCTGGTCCGTCATCTGCAGCCGACCATGACCGACTCTCCCGTCATGAACGCCGCGAGGCGACAAGAGGTCGAGGTCATCGCAAGGGTGATCATCGAACGAGCCCGGCGCGTGGACCCGGACGAGTCCGCATCGGTGCTCCAGAGGGTCATGCAGTTGTTGGACGGATGGGCGGCTCGCAAGGATTTGAGGCACTACTGGGACGATTCCAATAAGGCTCCCAGTCTCCTGATCTCTGCGGAGGCAGCTGCCGCCTTGGGAAAGGACTACGACCGGCTGGAATGGCCTACCCCGAACTCGATGCGCGAGGTCGAGCCGGGGACCCCGTTCGTGATCACTGAGCGGCTGCGGGAGGACATCAGTGGCACCAAGAGCAACTGATCTAGGGACGGTCCGAAGGAGCCAGGTGATCTGCGTAAGCGGTCCTGGCGCGATCGTTGACTTCCGGGCACGCGATGGAGCCCCGATCTCCGCCGTAGTGTGCGGCCTGGAAGAGTGGGAGGCTCGCGCGAGGACCCAAGGGCTTGAGAACCCGAATGCAATCTTCGAGCCGCGCCTACAGGCACGCCTGCGGGTCGATGGTTTCAGGTTACCGCCTGTATCCAGCGATGATCACATGAGGAGGAGGCAGCCCTCCGATGTGTTGCTAGCCGTGCGCTTCCCCCGGTGGTTGCAGTGCCCGAAGTGCCACATCCTACGGCAGGAGCACAACTGGCAGCGCGGGACTAATAGTGCGGCTCGGTACTGTAGCGCATGTTCAGAAGGTGAGGAGCACCGAGTCCACGTCGTCCCGTCTAGGTTCATCCTTGCATGCACGAACGGCCACCTCGACGAGTTCCCTTGGAACTGGTGGATACAGCACGCCAAGGACTGCAAGCGGGAGAAGGACATCAAGCTGGAGGGGCGGGACAAGGCCGGCTTCGCCAACCTCATCCTCAGCTGCCTTGAATGTGGGGCAAACAAGCCTATGGATGGTTGCTTCGGCAGGGATGCCATACGGGGCGTGGGCTGCCACGGACGGAGGCCTTGGATCGCTGGGCCGAACGAAACGTGCACCAGGGTCCCTCGCACGGTGCTGCGAGGAGGTTCGAACCTCTACTTCGCTGTCAACGCATCGGCCTTGGACATCCCGCCATGGTCTGAGCATATCCAGCAGCGTCTCGGGACCTACTGGAGGCACTTCCGGGACCAATCGAACGATGCGGATCGGCTGAAGCTGATCGAGCTGCTGAAGCTGGAGTCGACGCTAGGGATGCCTGCCCAGAATATCTTGAAGCTCGTCAAGGACCGTATAGCGATTCTCCAGTCTCCGAACGAAACGGTAAGGTGGGAAGAGTACCTCCAGTTGACCAATGAGCGCCCCCAAGCCGTCACAGAGGACTCAGAGTTCCGCACGAAGCATGAAGTCGTGCCTGCGGACCTCAGGCCGTGGTTCTCGCGCCTTGTCAGGGTGACACGCCTGAGAGAGGTCCGGGCACTCGTTGGCTTCACGCGCATCAAGCCCCCGTCAGAGTCCGCTGGACCTGACTCTGCGACGCTCTGCGAAGTAAAGCCGGCGGGTCTGAACTGGCTCCCCGCGATCGAAGTCCGTGGAGAAGGCATCTTCATCCAGTTCAACGAGTCCTCGCTGGCTCGCTGGGAGCAGTCAGAGTTGATCCGGACGAGGACGAACCAGATCAACCAGGCATTCATCGAGAGAGGACGGAGCCTGCAGCCGGACGGCTACGCGCTAAGTGCCGTCACGCCGCGACATGTCCTGCTGCATTCGTTCGCTCACGTGCTGATGAGACAGCTCTCGCTTGACTGTGGCTACTCCCACGCCGCGCTGAGGGAGCGGCTGTACATCGACACCGGTGAACGTCCTATGGCTGGCATCTTGATCTACACTGCGACCCCGGACTCCGAGGGGACGCTCGGCGGGCTGTCCCGTCAGGGGAGACCCGCCAGGTTCGCCGAGGCCGTGCATCGATCCGTGCGGTCCGCTGTGTGGTGCTCATCCGATCCGCTCTGCATCGAGGCTGTGCAGTCGTTCTCGGAGCCGTTGAACCAGGCGGCGTGTCATTCCTGCCTGCTGGTCCCCGAGACAGCGTGCGAACTCTTCAACCTTTTGCTCGATCGGGCGACCCTCGTCGGCACGCCCCAGGATAGAGGAGTGGGCTTCTTCTCTAACTTGCTCACCTGAACATGCCGATAGCTCGCGACGTCGTCGAGTTGGCACGTAAACTCCGCGCCCGATCGACGGTCGAGCCCTTCGATCCAGCCTTCATCGAAGTGCTGAGATCTGATCCAACGGCGGATAGACTGGCGTCAGAGCTCGGCGCTCGCGACGGAGGAGACGGGTACGCACTCCTCCATTTGTTGATCCAGTCCCTCGCCATCCAGGATAGTGAGGACCGAGGACAGGCCTCGAAGGTCGAGCTGGTTGCGACACTGCCGCAGGAGGTGCAGTACGTCGTCCGAAGGACATCAGAAGTGGTCAAGGAGATGATCCAGTCGGCACTTGAAGAGATCCTCATCGCAGGTTACAGGGTCACTGATGGTGCCCTGATACGAACGTTGGGCTCTCTCGCGGCGACGGGCAAGGACATCACGATCATCTTGAACAAGGATAGTCGGGATAGCGATAAGATCCTGGCGGCTTGGCCCGTTGGAGTAAAGAGACCGAACCTCTACAGTGGGGTAGCCAACCAGGATGGCCCAACTGATGTCCTCTTCCATTCCAAGGTGCTCATCATTGATTCTAGAGATATGCTCCTGACCTCGGCGAACTTCTCGCGCCATGGCCTCGAACACAACTTCGAGCTTGGCGTCCGCCTTGAGGGCCCTCCCGTCATCGAGGCGCGCGAGCTCTTTCGGTGGGCCATCCGCAGTCGCATGCTTGCCTCCGGCAAGATAGGACCGGCTTAGGCATCGCCGTCGAGCGATGGGCAGGATGCCTGCAGGGGTCTGTGATGACCGGATGGGAGTGCAGGGTCCGATGTGGTGCTCAGCAGGTCGCCGAGTCGATAGGCTTGAGGCTGGAGAGACGGGTCCGCGGTGCTTCCATCGCGGAGGGTAGAGCTGGTCGGGCCTTAAGACTGGTATCGAAATAGAAGTGGGTCGGGTTAGCTCTGAGCCAGAATCTCCCGTCGTTCATTACCTCCGCCACGTAGGCCGTTGCCAGGAGTCCGGCCGCTAGCCTGACCGGCAGTCCCGCTCGTGGGACGACACGGATATTCCCGGAGCGCGGGAGCCGTTGCTTGGCAAACTTCTCTTGTGGGAATATCCGGTCCAGGGCACTTCCGATCTGTTCCAGTAGCCACGGTGGGGTCTCGTGGACTCCATTCCGGTGGCGAGCCCAGAGGGCTTGAGATGTCGAAGCGTCTGGAATCTTAGGCTGGAGATCAACCTCCAGGAACTTGATCAGATGTCTCACACGTGCCAGCAAGTCGGTGTCCGCCTTCGAGGTCAGCTCACAGTAGGCTCGCTGTAAAGAGACGGCCTGCTTGCGGAAGCCCTTCCCGATGCCCAGGTGCAAGCGGGCCTGCCAACGTTTGAGGTGTTTCCTGGGCTTGAAGGTGGGAATCGAGTTCGCAAGAGGATGTCTGGGACGGGCGTTGCCCTCGTTATCCAAATCCACCCTCAGGCTGTTCTGGCGACAGCCCGGCACATGGTCACGGAAGCGTCTAGACAGAGGGAGACGCATCGTACTGTTGACCCTCTTGCGTACCTTGGTGATCGGCGGCGGCGAGTGAGGAACATCTGTGGCAAGACAAAGGTTCTCCGGAAGACGTTGCCCTATGTCATTAAGAAGAGCGAGAGCCAGCGCCCTAGACATGACAGGAGGCACCGCATTGCCTACAAGGGTGTATCTGTCTTGCTGCCTGTCTCCCCAGAACTGGTAGCTAATAGGATAGCTCTGGAGCGCAGCGCATTCCCGAACGGTCAGATGACGATACCAGCCTCCTCCCCAGACGAGGAATGCCTCGCGGCCTCTTCCGGACTGGTAGGCGCAGATCGTGCGAGCGGGCAACTCGTTGCGCTCCGGGATGGCCATGAAGCCGTAGAAGGAGTGCCGTTGCTTCTTCGCCTTGATGATCTCATAGTCTTCCTTCGAGATCGACACTGGGTTGGCTTGCTCGGTGAGATCTTTGGCCGGGATGCTGAAACCGTAGTTCGGGTCGATCACGGGAGAGCGAGTCTGGATTCCTGGAGCCGGTAGCGCCTTAAGGACTTCGCCAAGGGTCTTCCATGGCTTCTTCTCCCCCGCTGGATGCTTCGCGTGAGTAGTTTGTGGAGTAGGGAAGGAGCCGCAGAAGACTCGACGACGTCGTTGGGGAACTCCAAAGTCAGCGGTGTTGACTTCAAGTCGGACCGGAATCTCCAGGTGCCCATCCCGACCGATGCCGAGCTTCCTGAGGGCGATGCGTTCTGGCAGGTGGCGTAGCAATTGGGGAACGTTCTCCATGATCCAGTACCGAGGCTGGAGAACATAGACGAATGTCAGGAAGCGCTTGACCAAGGCCAGACCCTTGGTTGGGTCACTATTGCCGCCCCGATTGCTGAGAGAGAAGAATGTGCAGGGCGGGGAGCCTACGAGGACGTCTACCTTGGGAAGGCTGTAGGGGTCCAAATTCAGGATATCCTCACAGCGGACATCGACTTCGGGATGGTTCTTCTTGTGGGTATCGACGGCGGGTTGCCAGTTGTCGATACCCCAGAGGACTTTGTAACCGGCCTGACGGAAGCCCTCAGAAAACCCGCCTGCTCCGCAGAACAGGTCCCCGATCGTCATCGGTGTGGGGGGTTGAATAGCAGAGCCTTTCCCATCCACACCCGGCTTAGGAGAGACCACAGGTTTAGCGGCTACAAATACATCGCTTGAGGAATTAGTGGTCATCACAGGGGCCTTATTATACAAGGTCTCGTAGTGCTTGCCTAGATCCTAGTTTGGTGCAACACGTAAATCCTAAAACCTCGGATGCGCCCGCCGACAAGCCGCCTTCAGATGCTCCGCGCTGACGTGAGCGTAGCGAGCCGTCGTGAGGACGGACGCATGGCCGAGCAACTCGGATAGGACCCGCAGGTCGGCACCGCCCTCCAAGAGCGACGTCGCGCAGCTATGACGGAGTTGGTGCGGCGTCACGCGACCCGAAATCCCCGCCCGCCGCGCCGCGGCCGCCAGCCGCGAAGCGAAGCCTCCTCGCGTGAGCGGTCCGCCGCGGCCGTTGAGGAACAAGATGTCGCCGGCTGCCGGGAAGCGCACGTCGCGAGCCTCGATATAGCGCCTCAGGGCGGCCGTAGCCCTCGGCCCGAACGGGACGAGACGTTCCTTGGAGCCCTTCCCGATCACGCGCACCCAGCCCTCCCGGAGGTCGACCTGCCCGAGACGCAGGCCGACCAACTCCGAGACCCGTAGCCCCACCGCGTACATGAGCTCGATCATCGCGTGGTCGCGCAGGGCCCCGAACTTCCCGCTCGGGGGAGGGCGAAGCAGGCGGTCCATGGCATCCGCGCCCAACGGTTCCGGGATTCGCTGCTTGAACCGGGGCAGACGCATCCCGGCGGTTGGGTCGGCCAGGGCGCGGCCTGACGCGGCCAGGTAGCGGTGAAACTGCCTGAGCGCCATAGCCGCGATGAACAGCGACGCCGACTTGAGGCCGTCCTCCTTTCTGCGCTCCAGGTAGGCCAGGATGTCCTCGCGCGTCGCCCCTTCCGGGGACCTGCGCCTCGCCTCCAAGAAGCGCAGGTAGCCCCGTATCTGGTAGCCGTAGCTCTTCCAAGTGCAGGGCGACAGGCCCCGCTCTACCCGGAGATGCCGCACGAACTCGTCGAGTAGTGCGGTCACGGCTTCTGGCCCCCGCCCAGGTCCAGGTCGGCCTCGAAGAGCAACTTGCCCTTGCCGTCAAGCAGCTCGATTCGCGTGACCTCCCTGGCCTTGGAGCCCGGCCCCGATCGCATGATCGCCCGCGCCGCGCGCATTGCGACCAGTCGGCCGTAAGCCTCAACCTCGGCCTCGCGCCGCTCGGTGAACAGCGTCGGGTTCTGCGCCATGCTCAATCCTCCTTTGAACTGGCGCTCAAGGCTGCCGAGCGAGCAATCGAAGCAGCAGTCGGACAGCTCGCTCTCGGGCGTCGGGTCGGTCACGACCCAGAACTTGTCCTCCGGCCCGAAGCGCATGGCTCAGGCCCCCTGGACGACTTTCACGCGCTTCTTGTCGTCCTTCTCGACCTTCCAGCCCTTGCGCGTGTAACCGACCATGCGCGCGCGGACGTTGGCCGCGAGGTCCCTGCCCTTGGCCGCGTCGCCCGCCTTCTTCGCCAGCTCGGCCGCGATCTCGGCGACGGTATGGCCGCCGGTCGTGAGCATCGGGTCGATGATGGCCGCCAGGGAGCCCTCCTTCTTGGCTCCCTGGGGCTTGGCGGCGGCCTTCTTGCCGCCCTGCGGCTTGGCAGCCTTTTTCTTGGCCGCCGCCGGCTTGTTCGCGCCTTTCTTCTGTCCGTTTTTCTTCGCCATGCCCTCGTTCCTCCTGTTGGTTTCGATCGACCAGGCGCAGCCGTGGCATGCGATCCCGGCGATCCGGTCTTTCCTGAATAGGAGCCTGCCAGTGTCGACGTCGGCTCCGCACTTCGCGCAGACCATCAGCGCCCTTCGGGGCGAGCCTTACGCCGGAGCGCCTTCGCCGTCGCCTTGTCCTGGCGCTGGCGCTCGTTGAACTCGTAGGTGCCGTGGTCCACCCCGATCTCCACGGCCCGCGCGGCTTCCTCGCGGCTGAAGCCCAGCTCCAACGCCCTGATGACCTGGTCAGCGACCAAGTCGGTCAGGATGGCGTTGAGCACGTCGTCTTTGGGCATCTTCATCGCACTCCTCCCGCACCGGCTCCAGACAGATGTTCGCGTCCTCGTCCTGGCCGATGTCGTATTCCTTCCCGCAGGTGGCGCAGACCACCCGGCTCTCCTGGTTGTAGTCCCAGCCCTCTGAGCTATCCGCCTCCGCGTCGTCGTACTGCGGGCCGTCCTCCGTGATCTCACAGGGGACGCCCCTGAGGACCAGCGTTACCCTGGGGGCCTTGAACTCCTGGCTCCCGCATGCGCACCGTAGCTTCATCGTCCCTCCCTCCCCGCTCACGCGGGGAAGTACCTCGCCAACTCGGGATCGGCGCGGTAGGCCTTGAGAAGCTTGACCACCTCCCGCGCGCCTCGCACGAACTTCGCCCGCGTCTGCCAGTCCAGCGTCGAGTGGAAGACGTCGTTGCGCATGATGTCCTCGACGAATCCCGCGTCCTTCTCGCTGACCCCCGTGGCCTCGATGATGAGGCCCTGGTAGAAACTACGCCTCGCGTTCATGCCGCCTCCGTTTGCACCATGGCATCCTGGAGCCTATGGGCAGTGACCTGCGCTTGCTCCTCGGTGTCGAAACCCCGGAGCCAAACCGTCCCATCGGTCGGATGGGGCGTCGGGCTGGAGTAGGCGACCACCGCCCACTCGCCCAGGACTTGCTCCACCTTCAGGTAGCGTCTCGTGTTCTCGGTCATTTGCCCTCCTTGCCCCTGGCCTTGAGCAGCACATAGGCCAGCTTCGCCCGGGCCTTGTCGCTCAAGACCACATTGGCCTGGTACTCGTCGCCTTCATGCAAAAGCAGGGCGACCTCGCCCTTGCGGTCGACCACCGCATCCAAGCGGTGGCTGATGCGGTAGCAGAGTTCCCCCCGGGTCTGCTCCTGATCTTCGGGGCTAATGTAGTTCGCCCAGTCCTTCCTTTTCGTCGGCTTTACGGGTATTGGATTCATCGCTTCCCTCCTCGCGCCTCGCTGCGTCCCATCTGGTAGGCAAGGGCCAACGCCTCGCGCAGCCCGTTAACGCTGACTTCATGGAAGTCGAGCCGGTCGCTCCTGCGCTCTTCGAGCGTCTCGATGCCGAGGACCTCCTTGGCGATGAACGACGCCCGAGCCTCGGCCTGCTCGCGGTGTTTCTGTTCGCGCGCTTGCTTGGTCTTCATGCCAGCCCCTCGTTCTTCGTGACCGTCAGAAACACCGGCGGGATCTCGCCCTCGATCCGCGTCCCCAGGGCCTCGACCTCGTAGTCGAGCAACTGGTCCTCGACCGCGATGTTGTCCCACTGGACAAATATCCAGCGCCGATGGCTGCGCGTCGAGGTGCGAACTACGGTGCCGGTGAACTTGCCGCCCCACTTCGCGTCGCGTACCCGGTCGCCTTTGCGGATTCTCGTTTTCTCGCTCATCGTTTTTGGCCTCCTTTTTACCGCCCTACCGTCGAGTCAGGAAGGAAGGTATAGGGACTTCGCGAAGATTGCAAGGCCTTCTTCCGTCGAGAAACTCGCCGTTATTCGACATCGGCGAAGTCGAATTTTCGAGATTCCCGAGTTCCGGCTATCGGGCTCAGAGGCGTCGCGGCCTGCGCCGAGCATCGCGCCGCGAGGCTTTCAGCGCCTTCTCGGGCCCCTCGTGAATCGCGCGCCAGAGGTAGCGGTCCAGCTTGTCCCAGTCGATCGTGCCGTCGCTGTAGACCTGGACCGCGAACTCGGCGGCGAGCTTTCGTTTTGACAT